AACTGGGATAAAAAAACAACACAAGACGGGTTTTTTATTTGCTGGGAAGGTTGGCGAGATGGATACTCTGGATTGATGGGTAATTTACCACATCACACAATTAAAATAAGAGGAGTTAAAAAAATCTTGAATTATGAACGTTCAATAATATCAAATTCCAGTCTATTATACCTAAAGAAATGGGATAGAGGCACAAAAAAGGCATCAAATAGAGGATTGACCGCACATCATCCTACTTGGACCGTAAGTGATAATGAAAATGAAAAGGGAGGTTGGAATTTTAGTGATAATGTATTAACAATTGACAAAATCGCAAAGTTAGCATTAGATAACGGGTTTAAAGCAGGTATTTTGAAGATAACAAACAAAGGCAGAAAGAACGAAAAATATCACTACAAGACTTACCAATATGGAAAGTATGCAGAATTCCTTATGACAATATATGGGGGAAATCTAACATACAACATAACATTAGAAGAGGTTAAGACTTGGGCGATTTTTAAAGGGTTTGATAAGGATACACCTGCAACATTTGAGGAGTATGCTAACTATTTAATAGAACAAGGTAAAGGTATGGAGCAACACTTCACAATTACTGAGAGAACACAAAAGAAGAAACGCAACTTCATATATAACCTTAAACCATACGGAAATATTAAAAAATCTTAATTATATATATGCCAACAATAAACAACCAAGACCTTTACAATAAGGTTAAACAATACGCTGATACGATTTATAAAAAACCAAGTGCATACAAGAGCGGATTTATTGTGAAGACTTACAAACAACAAGGAGGAACATACAGCGATGACAAGCAACCGAGAAATCTTAAGCGATGGTATAAGGAGGAATGGGCGGATATAGGAAATAAGTCATATCCCGTATATAGACCAACCAAACGGATAAACAAACATACTCCTTTAACTGAGGACGAAATAAATAATAAAAATTTGAAAAGTCAAATTGCCCTAAAACAGATTATTAAGGGGGATTATAATCTTCCCAAGTTTGAAGGTAAGGGTATATCTATACCTAACAACGACAAAGATATATTAGAATATTCAAATCCTACAAAGGTCTTTAAGAAAGCGAAAGAATATTTAGGAGATAATGTTGAAATACAGTTATCAACTAATCCCAAGAAGAAGTATATGGTATTAGACCCTCATACTAACAAGTGGATACATTTCGGTCAAATGGGTTATGAAGACTTTACCAAACATAAAGACCCAGTAAGGCGACATAATTACCTACAACGCACATTATTTATGCGAGGAGATTGGAAACATAATAAGTATAGTCCCAATAACTTAAGTAGAAATATACTCTGGTAAATAATATTATCTAACAATATTATATACTATGCCGAGATTTGCAAAAGGAAGTGAAGAAGCGAAAGCACATATGGCGAAGATACGCCAAAATAAAAAAGTCAATCCAAATCCAAAACCACCTAATCCAAACAAAGGTATAAGAAAAAGGAATACTGAAACTACTGTTGATATACCAATGATGGCAAAACAGAGTATTGCTGTTCCTGAGTTTTATGCAACTAAACATACAAGTAAGTTAGGCAAGGTATCGTATAGGTTGGTTAATCCATTAACTCATTCAAGAAACTTATCCCAACGAGGTGGAACACCATCTATACGTCTCGTAAGAAAACCAATTGAGAATATGATTATTATGGAGAACAGCACCGAACATATACCATTGAGTATGTTTAACAAAAAAGATAGAAGTATCATTGACACACACTTTAAGGTAGTTGAAACACATAAAGGTAAAGATGTTGTTAATGTTCCTATGTCAAAACCATTTAGAAACAAAGAGAGAGGCAGACCAGAGCGTCTCCCAGAGAACATAAGAATTAATAAAGAACGCAAAAAGAGCAAAAAAGAAGCAAAAAAAACTACTGTATCACCTGATACCTTAACTAATGAGATAGTATCACATACCTCTCCTGTATCTACTAAAAGACAATATACAAAACATCAAAGTGCTGAAGACAGATTAGAAGCAATACGTAAATCTAAAAGAGATTACGCAACAAGGAAAAGACAAGAAGCAAAGGGTATGGGTATTTTAGACAACATTAAGAGTATAGGTAATAAGGTAGTTTCCACTGCTAAAAATGTTGGTAAAAAAGTGGAGCAGTATGCCAACGTTGTTATTAATGGCAGAAATGATTATCCTCCAAAAGTGCGAAACGTATTGAACCAGTATGGTGAGACTATTATCACATCTATGGTTATTGGTAGAACGCCAGTCCCAAGCGTATTAACAAATGCATTATCACTCGCATCAGGTGGTGCATTTGGTAAAAATCTTAAGAACTCGCCCTACGACACATTATTCCATTTATTTTTAAGATGTGAATTAGACGACGGAACGATAATTAGTTTAGAAAAAAATGAAGTAATCAATAGTGATATTGACCCAGCGATACCAGCGAACACCCAAACACAACCAATCCAAAACATACCAGAGAACTTAACTCCAGATACTATTTTGGATAATGCGAGAAAGATACAAGGAGATAAGTTCTTTAGGTATTCTGCGAGAGATAATAATTGTCAAGACTTTATATTGGCTATACTTAATGGTAGTAATATTGGTAATCAACAAGATAGAGAGTTTGTTAAACAGGATACCAAGCAGTTGTTCGGTAATATGACAGGACTACGTAAGTTAAGTAATACTATTACTGATATCGGTGGTAAGGTTAATGAAATTACGACAGGTGCTGGTCTTACTGATAAAATTATTAGTCATTTTGCAAAGGATAATAAGGAAATGAAGAAGTTATCAAATGCGCTTAATTTGCATTTAAAAACCGAAAGGATGACAGGTGGAGATATAAACATTAATATGAATGGTGAGAGCGATGGCGATGATGATAGTGATACAGATAGCGACGCTGAAGAAGATGGAACTATTGAAGGAGGTGGTATTAATAGTATAGTTCAATCGGTCATCTTTCACAAAGATAAACATACTATCAAGACTGCAAAAAAATGGTTGAGAGAACACAAGTATAAACATCCAAAGGTTGATGATACCGAGAATACGTATAGGTTTAGGCAAATAAATCCACAGACAATAGAGAAGAAGGGTTATACTACATACAAGAATAAACCTCTTGGAAAAAGCGGAATAATATTAGTAATTGCATACAAAAAGAAAAATAAAATATCATCCAATAATATAATGCCAAAGTTTGTAAAAGGTAGCAAAGAAGCGAAAGAGCATATGGCGAAAATACGAGGAATGAGAGGAGGTGCTATTATCACACCTTCAACACCTATGCCTGACATTGCAAGAAGAGAAATCCAACCTTTAGTCAAATCTGGAACATCTTCTATAGACCAAGTTAATAAAAACTCTATGAGAGGCGGTGGATTGGGTTTAGGATTATATGCATCTTCAGGCTGTGGATTATACGCTGGAGGTGGTTTAGGTTTAGGAATTCATCACCATTACATAGACGCTGGAGATAGTGGAAGTGATAGCGATGACGAAACCCATATCGTTCATATCAAAGGTGGAAAACTGTCAAAAATCGGGCAGGCATTCAATAAGGCGTTTAATCCGTCTAAAAATGGAGTAGCAAAAGCACTTCCCACAGTAGAACAAGACGCAAAGGTTGTAGGTCATTACGTTATACCAGCAACTACATCAGCATTAGGAGGTGCTATGGGTTCAGCATTAGGAGGACCACTGGGAGGAATTGTTGGGTCTGCAGGTGGTGCTTATGCAGGACAACAGATTGACAGAAGTTTAGGTATTCAAAACGATACTTCTTTTGATGGTAGAGGGTTAAAAAAGGGTTCAAAAGAAGCAAAGGCGCATATGGCAAAAATTAGAGCGAAAAAGGGGACAGCGGAAAAAAAGGCTAAAAAAGAACCGAAAGAAAAAAAAATCACAGTTCCTACACAAGAACATCCTGATATGAAACTTAAGGGTAGTATTGTTGGCGATATATACTATGAAAAAAACTAATTGAGGGTTCTACTTCTCCCTCAGTAAAAAAAGAAGGTATGGGTTTAAGTATTAAAGAAAAAAAAGGTCTTGTAAATAAATTAAAACCATTAACAGAAGAAGATGCGGTTGAGGATTTTGAAAAATTAAAAAAAATAGATTGTAATAATATAAATGAAATAAGTAAAGGTAGTAGAGTAGGTGCGGACTTTGTTGATTACTTTATTATGTTGGAAAAATTAGAAACCAAAGGAAGGGGGAAAATGAATTTTTTTGATTTTTGGGAAAAGAAATCAACATACGAAAAAAAGAATTATGTTATTAAATTTTTTAAATACTACCATAAAGAAAACCCTAACTATACTCCTTTACAAATATGGTTTCGTTTATTCAATTTATACTTTGGGGCAGTTAATATTTTTAAACCCATTATTGCTATGGAAATATATTGTAAGTTTAAACCAAAAAATATTTTAGATTTTACTATGGGCTGGGGTGGCAGATTAGTAGGTGCTTGTGCTTTGAATATAAATTCTTATACTGGTATAGACCTTAATAAAAAATTAGAACAGCCTTATAATGAAATGGTAAAAGTATTAAAAGAACATTCAACGACAAACATTAAACTTATATTTAAAAGTGCGTTAGAGGTTGATTATAGCAAAATAGTGTATGATTTAGTTTTAACTTCGCCTCCTTACTATAATATTGAAAGATATAGCGGACAACCTAATATGGATAAAGCAACTTGGAATAAAGATTTTTATGAACCATTATTTACCCAAACATTTAAGTATTTGAAAACTGGCGGACATTATTGTCTTAATGTTCCAAAAGAAGTTTATGATAATGTATGTATAAAGGTATTAGGTAAAGCGGATATTTTCATACCTCTTTATAAATCAAAAAGAACCAAGAATGAAAACTACAAGGAATTTATATATGTTTGGGCTAAAGGTATTCAAGGGAAAAACTGATTATTAAGATTAATAACCAAATAAAGGGTGTATAATATGATTTTTAAGATTAATCATCATATTATACAGCGTAAAAGTGTTTAAAACATTAATAAAATGCATTTTATTAATCATTAATCATAATAATTTATTATGAAAGTAAAGAATTAACGTAATTCTTGGTTAAATGTGTATAAATCCTTAACTTTCGGTTAAAGGTATCATATCGGTAAGTAATTCAATGGGAATTTCATAGTGAAGTATTGGTGCAGACGATGCACCCTGTCTAAAACAACTTATCATACGAGTGGTAAAGGTCTTGAATTTGTCTGCGTCATACTCAATATAACAACATTTGTCAGTGAAATTAAAAACGAAGTAATAAGGTTTCTCTGTAAGCATTGTCTTGTGAAATGGTATGATGGTAGTTGGATACGCATTTTTCTTATTGCGTCTGCTTTTAACCTCCCAGATACTACCACCATCGCTCTCAAAGTCATATTTATGATATTCGTTCTTAAACCTTATCTTCGTATTCAATATATTAACCTCATCCTTCCAGTTGTGTTGTATTAAAGGAAATACTTCTTCTTCTCGTTTCATACCATATGTGAGGTCATTTTTTAAACTTCGTATTGTCGTCATTGTTTATAAGAAATAATATTATATGGTCTTTAAACTCTTTTTTGTAATATATTAATTAATATTAACAATTAAATAAAATTCCTAAAATTAATTTCTTTCTAAATAATATAAATGCCTGACTTAAAAGAGTATATCCATAGCAAGAGACCTACGCTGTCTAAATCGTCAATTACAACTTATGCATCAATTCTCAAGAACCTTTATCATAGTGTCTTCGGCAAAGAAGGAGATATGAACTTTGAAAAGTTTGGGGATGTTGAAAAGATATTAAAACATTTAGAAGATTTGCCGTCCAACAAAAGAAAGACAGTGCTGAGTAGTTTAGTAATAATTACCGACAATGCTGAATACCGAAAGAAGATGATGGAAGACGTCAATAATTACAATAAAGAAATACAAAAGCAAGAGAAGACACCAGAACAGGAAGCGAGTTGGGTTAATTCCGCACAAGTTAAGGAAGTTTGGGAAAACCTTAAGAGAAATGCTGACCTACTATACAAGAAGAAGGATTTGAAACCTGCTGAACTCCAAGATATACAACAATACATTATTATGTCTCTTTTGGGAGGTATGTTTATCCCACCCAGACGCAGTAAAGATTATTGTGATTTCCATATCAAAGATGCTGACAAAGACAAAGACAATTATTTGGATAAGACTAAATTAATCTTCAACTCATATAAGACGGCAAAAACTTACGGCAAACAAGAAGTATTGATACCTAAGCCATTACAAAGTATTCTAAAGAAGTGGATTTCAGTCAATCCAACCAAGACATTACTATTTGATGCGTATATGAACCCATTATCATCAGTTAAATTAAACCAGAGACTGAATAAACTATTTGATAAGAAGGTTGGCGTTAATCAATTGCGTCATACGTTTCTAACTGATAAGTTTTCAAAGCATAGTGAAGAGGAAAAGAAACTTTCAAACGATATGACAAGTATGGGAAGCAGTATTAATATGGCTGACACTTATATCAAATTGCACTAAATTACTTACCCATTAACTTTGTAGAAACTGGTATCTTCATAATATCAAGACCCCTACCTTCTCCATCTTCATCTGTAATCTTATTTGACAGCACATCAATCTCTGTTCTCTTTGACGGGTCTTGGGATTGAAAAAACATCTTTAATATGTATTCGTTCTTCTTCCAGTCTATACTTGTGTTAAGGTCATCAAAATAATGCATAAACATTTCCACATCATTATACAGGTCTTTACATCTATGTTCCCAAGAATTAATGTAATGCAAAAAAGCACATACATAAAATCCACAAGCGTTATTCATTAATGACTGTATATCCTTTGTGGTGTATGGTAAATATTTACTACAGTTATCTTTGACAAACTTCTTAATACTTTCACTTGGAGGTGCTCCATATGGGTCAAAGAAGATGGGTTCTATTTGTCCGTTTGGATACTTATTAACCTGTAAGCAAGTCCAATGAGACCCTTCGTTTTCATTTCCCTCTTCGTCTAAAGAGTTATCTAAATTAATTACATACGCTGTATTATATTGTAATACCTTTGGTAATTCGTCTTTAAAGCATACAGACGCCAATGGGAAGTTCATCTTTTTGGATAAAACCTTAATTTGAGTATCAGTAAGCATATTATATACTATCCTGAGATAATAATTTTACAATTAATCTTAATTATTAAATTATACAAAAAGTCCTCCACCTTTACTAAAGCGTTGGTAGGCTGGCGGTAGAGTATGTTGGAATTGAAAGTTAGCACTGAATGGTTGAGATTTCAATGCTGGTGGTAGATGGGTTTGTGCTCCTACGAATGAACCAACTTTACCAATTGACCCCCGCTCTCTTCTGCTTCTTAAAGAACCTCCAACCATAGCAAAAGGGTCAATGGAATTTGTTGGACCATAACCATTATCAATCCCCGCATTGTAAGTATTGTCTAAAGTTGCAATTCTATTTACAGCCATAGCACCCCTCATCTTTTGTGCGTCAGCGTTTGCAATATTTGCCTGAGACAGTGCGCCGTATTTTGTTCCTAACTGTTGGTTCATATGGTTAAGTAAATCATTCTGCTCCACTTGACCTGCGAGTGTAGATGACGCAATACGGTTAATTGGACCACC